TAGCACGTTGAGCAGCTGAACCGGCGTGCATTACGTCCATATCATCAAGACCACTAGCACTTACCCAAGCGTCTGTGACAGTTGGGAATGTGACTGGGAAGCCGTTGTTATTTGGCTCTGGTGTGAATGCTGTGCTGTTGAAATAATTCTTGTGGAATCGTTTAACATTGTAACCACTGCGACGTGTGTTGAACAACAACATACCACGTGGATACAATGTTGGATTTGGACAATCCAAATCAACATAGTTACTGCTCAATAAAGATTTGATTGTTGGCAATGCATCAGAAGCAACGTTGCTTTGACCGTTTGTGTCCCAACGTGCATCAGCAAAAATAATACCATTGCTGCTTACGTGGTCGGTATTGTCAATTGCTGCCCACTTGCCAGTGTTTGTGTTGTAACGACTCAACTTTGGATAGTTGATCAAATCGCTTGTATCCAACCATAAATCACCATCACTCAATGGAGTACCATCGCTTTGTGCCACAGGCTTGCTGGCGCTTACGATAACACCATTTGGATCAGTGTTGGTCAAATTAAAGTTACGAATATCAGTACCGGCACGCAAGTAACCTTTCCATTGAGTACCTGTGTTGATCATGATGTCAACTTCGGTTGGATTGCTGTAATACCAATAGGTACCATCAGCCGGTGGGTTGTATGGCTCGCTGGCGCTGTAAATTACGTTTGCTGTTTGGTTAGCAAAATTTGTGCCTGTTACTACACCAGTTGTTGGGCTAACTGTAAAGTTAGATCCTGAACCAGCGGTAAAACCAATTAGGCTTAGAATACCTGTTGTAACTGGTTGCAAGAAAATTACACCACCAGCTGTGTGCGATACTTGTACAGCACCGTTGACCACAGTTGCAGAAATGTATGGGACACCGGCTGATAAAATAGCTGTTACTACATCTTGTACACCAGTACCAGCCAATGTGACTGTGGTGTATGTAGGAACTGTTGACGAGCCTGGTACAGTTGCGCCAATTGCAAAATATTCTGTACCTTGGATTTGACTTTGTGGGTCAAACTGTCCAGCAGTCATATAAGTGACACCGTTTCTTAGTGTAGTAATTAAACGTAAGAAATTGTATGTACCATCAGTTGGTGTAGTGATAAAGAAACTGGTACCTGGATCAATTGCTTCGCCACCGTTAGGGTCAAGTTGTGCAAGTGCATCAGCATTGTTTAGGAACACTGGTGTTGTCAATGGAGTCCACTTGTCAGTTGCTTGGCTGTATGTTTTAACCACAGGGTTAAAGCCATTACCAACCGAGCTGGTTTTCCACCAGATACTGCCTGATGGACGTGGTTTTGCATCGCTAGAAGAAATACCCCAACCACCTGTTGGCTCGCTGGCATAGTTGCCGTAGAACAAGTATGGTGCATTGTATGTGCCGGTGATACGTAGACCAGATGTTGTGCTAGAGCCCAATGCACCGCTGATTGTCATTGCGCCGTTGGCTGCGCCGCCAGTGCTTGAAGAAGCATTGGTAACAAACAAGTAAACCAAACCTGGGTTACCAGCTGCTAGGGCATACACGCCTGGAATCTGTTTGCTGTTAATTGTTTGAGCCAACAAGTTAGCTGTTAATGTAGTGCTGATACCGCCAAAATCAGCAGCAGTAATGTTGGTACTGTTAATGATCAAACGTACATCAGTACCAGTAGTACCGCCAACTGTACCGCTGATAGCGCCAGCTGAAACAGCGGCGTATCTGGCACGTTGCCAATCTGGACTACCAACCATTACCCAACTGTTTGCGTTTGTTTGGCCGTTCCAAGTAGACTTGGTTGACAATGCTGTAGCTTTGTAAAATAAACGGATAGTTGCTGCAGCTGTACCAGTTTGTGTAACTAGTGGCAATACATAGCTACCTGTAACACCAACAGATGCACGTGGTGTTGGAACAGTAACGTTGCTGTATGTAGAAGTATCGTTTACAACTTGTGTTGGATCTGTCAAAGTTAACGGAGCGATTTCATTGAAATCTGCAGGGCTAACTGTGCGATCTAATTCGTAAATACCCCAATCGGTATTGGCTAAATCTAACCATTCTGCGCCGTCGGTCGGAGCAGCTACTGGGCGAACTGATGTTCCTGTTAATTCGTTAAGATCAATATCGGCACGGATAGCATATAGCTGATTACCTAGGCCTAGTGCGCTGTAAGCTGCCATTAAACCGTATTCGCTGATTTCACTGGCATTGACCATTGAACCCGAAGAGCTCATTTGGAATGACGGTGTTCCCATTGCTGTTACTAAATCGCGTTGGCTAGTAAATGATTGTAATTTACCAGCATTGGCTTTTGTAGTACCTGTAGCCAACGAACCGTTGTAGGTTTTATTTTCCGCTGTAGCTAACAATACAAATGGTACTGAGCCAATATTGCTGTTAACATATTGACTCTGATCGTTGATGGAAATTGATATTCCTGGAGAAACTAGTGCCATGGTTTTTATCCTTTAAATTGCATTATAGTTATTTATAATAAAGGAGAAAATTTTGGATCTAATTGGAGCCTTTGCAAAGGTTTAGCGTAAATAACTGTATGTTAAAACGCAATTTGTGCCCCATATGCAACGAAACCCTTGTTGCAGTTAACTATCGCAAGGATGGTGTCACTCACTATCGCAACAGTTGTGCGCCTTGCATACGAAAAGGTCGTAAACTAAAGGCCGTTAGGCCACTGTGGGTCAAGTCTGGCTATAAGAAAAAAGAAAGATGCGAAGTTTGCAACTTTCGTGCCAAGCTACCTGTTAAACAATTATTTGTTTATCACGTGGATGGCAATTTAAAAAATTGCAACTCGTTTAATTTAAAAACAGTTTGTGCCAACTGCCGTATTGAATTGCTCAGCAGTAATCTTCCGTGGAAACCTAGTCCGATTGTACCAGATTTTTAACTTGGTTATACAGTTCTTCAATGGTGCCGTTGTTGTCAATTACTGCATCAAACTTGGTACCAACCCAAGCAGTTTCACTGATGTGTATTCCCAGTTTACCAAGAATCTCACTGCTGGCATTGGGCTGTGGGTGCTGATTTGCGGCCTGTGCCACTCCGTACCATGTGGGTTCTTCACCACGTACCACTCTGATAACAATACCGCCAGCATTGCGAATACTGGCAATTTCGTTAGGGAAACGCACATCACTAATCACAGTATTGTCGCTACGACGGCTCAGTCGTGCCTCCAGTGCTGCGATCCAAATATCATCGTGAAACGCTCGACGGCACACTTCAGTTCCCCAGTGTTGCAGGACCCAACGCGGAGTTAGTGCAGGCATTGATAAACGGTTGGCCCACCATGGATCTACTTGTTCGCGCCAGGCACGTGCTTCGGGTGTACGTCCTTCCAACAGTTCTCTGTCCCACCCAAATACTGCAGCCACAGCATCTTTGAGTGTGCCAGCAAAGCTGTCGCGACGGTAACCGTGAAAGCCAACCAAGTAGTCAGCAATAGTATCTTTACCCGAACCAATGAACCCACATACACCTATGATCATAAAAAAGCCCTCAATATATAAGGGCTATTTTTACATACTTTCAAGTGTTTGTCAATTATCCTATTACCCAAGTTAATGGTTGCGATCCATCCACATAGGTTTTGAGATCTTCTTCTAGTTTTTCCATTTCGGCCTGTGCTTCTTGTTTGAGTGCATCGCCGTTTAACTGCCCGCCGCCTTGTGGGCCAGCAATTTGACTAAACTTGCTACGTGCTTCACCCAAGATGCGCTTGCAGAAACTGTAGGCATATTCTTGTATCCAAGGAAATGCGTAAGTGTCGTTAAAGATCATTTGATCTGGTTTGGTATTGAATATGTGTAGCAATACCGACTCCTGTTGATCCAACTGCGGGTTAGCACCTTGCCAAGGCATTTTGCGAACAATAGTCAGCTTCTTGGTAACTGGATTAAACGTAAAGTTCATAAAGCCACCAAACATTTTCATAGCCAGCTTTTGATAATCTACAAACAATTCATAATTGGTCAAGCCGCCAACACGACCTGCAGTCAACATATATGTGTTCAAGTAACCCGAAGCAAACGGCTCAAATTGACTGGCAGTTGTTCCTGTGACTGATCCGATACCACGACGATAAATGGCCTTGACTGTTTGAATTTCTTTAGGCAAAATATACTCTTGTGTTTCAGGAAGAAGTTGTAGGCTAGCATAACTTTCTTCTGTGGAGTTTTGTGCTCGTTGACGATACTTGATTAGAGCTTGGTTAATGCCCATTTCATAGTGTTCTTTGTCTAGCTCAACGTCAACAATACCGTCGCCTAGGCGCATACGGATATAATCAACAATGCTGGCTCGCATTGAATCGGTAGTGTTACCATACTGCCAGCTGGGGTCTGTTACACCAGGAAATGTTACATCAGGATTGCCATCAAATGCTATATGAGGCCCTGACTGCGACCCTGTGTTGGCATTGAACAGGCTTCTTGCTGTTATGTTGTTTTGTGCATCGTACCCAGGTTCTGGGGTCACTGCATTAGGAAATGGTGTGGCCATCGATTACTCCGTCTATACAGTATTTATTACTGTACACGGAGTAATAGGGTATCTTGATTGATGCGACCGTTGAGTCTGGTTTCAGTTGCTTTGATATCTTCCAAGAATTTGCGTAGCTGTATCTTAGTAGCCTTGGCAAACTCCTTGAGTTTTTCTTCAGGTTTGCGGAGGGTTTTTGACGTGCTTTTGTGCTCATCGTAGCCGATAATCGTGGTTCCTTTGACATTTAAGGGTCCTTTTAAACTGTCAGCTACATACTTGCCCAGTTTGCGTGTTTTGCTGTTGTAAACCCATAGTTCTTGAGCACCAACAATGTCTGCGGGATTGACACTGATCAAACGTAGCACTTTGTCTTCTTTGGCATATTTGAGTTTGGACACTACTTTTTCTTTGCTGACCGACTTTGGAGCACGAACTTTCTTGGTTGCTTTTTTAACTCCGCGATACTGAATAATGTCGTTTAAAATTTGATCCAGGAAAGTGAACACACGTTTGAAGTCTGCAGATTTCATATGACTGTAGCCTTCGACCAATTGCTCGTCTTGTTTTTCGTAGGCGGCACGGAGTTCATTGAACCGCTTTTGGTACACTTCTTCGTATTTGGTCAGCTGGCTCTGGGGAACATTGTTAGCCACAAGAAAATCATAAGGCTTAAACTGGTACTTAGGGTTACTAATAAACTCATCGTAGTGACCTTCAAGTTCGCCAATGGTGTCTGCTGTTTTTTCATTTAGTCTATCCTGGATAGTGGGCACGTATGCCTTGGGTTTTTCTTCTGTTGCTACTTCTTCCACTTCGTCGGC